TTAGGTTCAAGACATTGTTTGCATATTTTCAAAGTATTCATCAAGTTGTTTTAAAAAGGGATTAAAATGGCAATTGCGAATCGTCTGCACTTGGAGTACTGGGTGTTTGCGCCTGTTCCTGCTTATCCGCTACCTTAATAACCCCATCAGTCCAAAATACTTTGCCATTGGCAAAATAGTACTTTGGTTGTTTTGCCTCACGTTGTTCTTTTGTTTGTTCGGCAAAGAATGAAACGTTTTGCCCAAATTGGTTAGACTGCTCGGATATTGAAGCCGAGAATTTAAAGCCTTTTTCGTTTTTCGATTTCGTAACTCTTACGATTTCTTCTAGTTTTTCTAGGGTAATGTAACCCGATAGTAATGCACTCATGTTGTTTTAGCCGTTCGTGGCAAGCGTTGTTTAATTAAAAAAGTTGAGTTTGTATAGTAGGTGAATAACTAGCATCGTATCTGCTGTTATCGCCTTTAGGGTATGGATGTTGTTCGTATTTAATTAGTTGTTTCATTTTCTTTACATCTGATTTATTACCTAAAAAGTAAAAGTACCTATGTTTTCTTGCTCTATCAACCATATAAACATTATCTTCCCCAAACTTCTTTTTTAGTAGTTCGACTTTATTTATATGACCAAACTCGCCATCGCTTCTACCTACCAAATCCATTATTGAAGCAGAGTGCATGTGTTCATATCCTTTAACCATGTAATCCTTAAATTCTGCTGATAAGCCAGTATAATACCAATTAGTAGCTTGGTAAATATACCCATGATGATTTTGGCTGCTATCTGCATAACTTACTAAAACTTGAGGTTTTGGCAACATTTTTAGGCTTTCAGATACAAAATAAGATAATGTATTTTTTTCTAATCCATCATTTACAACAAGTCTATTTAATTCTAAAAACTGTTCTTGGTATTCACCACTAAAAGCATTTTTGACTAATGTATGTGCAACGGGTCTACCATAGCAAACAATTCCATTAAGTATATTGTTATTATCAAATAAGCCAAAAGCATAACTAATGCTTGGTATCCTTTTTGCATAATGCTTATTTAGTAGCCAATCTTTGCATAAATAATTATCAATACTTTTTACTTTGTATTTATCTTTAATAGACATTTTTTGTTCATTTTAATTTAGTTCACCAAATATACAAAAACATTTCGTACATTTGCCATGTTCATCAGTTATTTAGTTTTGAGGCATCCGAAAGGGTGCTTTTTTTATTTACTGCTCGTATTGCAAATTATTGATTTTCAATTATTTATTCATCATAGTTGCGCAAAGCGATTAGTTATGCGTCACCTTGCAGACGACCCGAAACATAATCCTTTACCATTTTTTTAATAGGTTCAACAAACTCGACACGAACACGAAAGGCAATAGTTTTAGTTTCATAGTCCGCTTTTTTGCGACCAGAGAGGGGGCGTTTCCCCCCTCTCGTTTCTTTTTTCTTTTTCATTAAAATTGCGTTCTTTGTTGTATTCTAACAACTTCAAAGTTAATATCTCCGTTAAATGGGCATTTGCCATTATATCTTTCTTGCCAATTGCTATTCAATTCATCACAAGTCAATGCTACTTTAGTTTCACTTGGAATAAGGTGAGTAGTTATATATGGTTTTTGTGGAACACCACCCCAAACTCTTTGTGCCTTATAGGTTACAAAAAATTGACCTATTACTTTGTTGTTTTCGCCTCTTTTTGAAATTATCGCTTCCATTTTTTTATTTTTTACTGATATGCTTAATTGCTTATCTGGTACAAATATACAACCTATTTTGATAACTGCAAACTTTTTTCAAAGTATTTTTCATTTATTTTTAAAATACTTTATAACTTGCTCATAATCAACACGAAAAAATAAGGCGAACGCATAACAAAGTATTGGCAAAAAAGCGGTTTCAGTGCTTCGTATGAACATTTGTAGTAGGTTGATCATTGGTTATTCGTATCAACTTTAGTGGTAAAAGTCCGCTTCTTCGCCAATACTCGACCGTTATTTGCCCAACGGATAATCATCCAAATCCCTTTTAAACTTTGCGTCTATCAACTTTCGTAACTCGGTCTTGTCGCCTTGATATTCTCGTTCGACATAGTGTGATATGTCTAAGAGTTGTTGGTAGTCTTGTGCGTCTGCGATGCGTTGGGTTAATTGTTCGTGGCTCATGTTTATTTTATTTTAGTTAAATTAATTAATTGTTCATCGGTTAATTGGGTGATGTAATAGCTATCTTCTTTGCGCTTTTTAACGTATAATTTAGGCTTATCTAGTTGGCCATAGCATACTTGGATACTAGCCTTAGAATTAAGGTCAAACGATAGGTAAAAGCCACCGTAACCAGTTTGATTAAATTCAACAGCATCATCCGTGTCGTGCCGTTTAAATCCTAGTTTTATGTAATCGGTGTAGTTCATTTTCGTTGTAATTTTAAAGTTTCTAAATATTTTATTTCTTGTCGCATATTTTGGAGTAATTCATAATCGTCAAGTCTAGCTTTTAAAGTAAAGTAAAGTTCTTTTAACTTTCTCAAATATTGTTGAGTGTATTTATACGACATTGGCGCAACTTTAATAGGGTGTACTTTATTCCGTCTAAGTATGCCTATCATCTCCCAATACTTAATACCTACTTTATCAGCTATTTCGTGCGTTGTTAAGCATCCATTAAAAATTCTATGTGTGTCGAGTGCTTCGAGTTCTAGTTCTAGGTCTATCATGCTATCTGTGTTTTATTAATTAACTCAACCTTTGCGCCACATATTTCAATTTGTGCTTTGCGTTTTTTGATTATTTTGTAGGCTTTTTTTCGTTGCTCGTCAAATGGATAAATGTAGTCTATCCACTTGATGCACGTGTCTAATTGTTGATGCATATTGCAACTATTGATTATTGATTTTATTTTTTTGGGTATCATTATTTCAATTTTAATGTGTTATAATAATTTCTAGCCTTCTCTATTTTAACCTTTAGCGATTCAACTAACGTTTCATCGAACGTATATTCAAACACCTTTATTCTATCCGATTTCGGTATTTCATTAATCAAGTCGTTGTTGCGTTGTATCTGTTGACACTCGGCAATGTAGTCAAGATTATCGTAGTTTCCACCATAAGCATAAGATAGCTTCTGCATTTGGCTTGATATGATGTCTTGAGGTGTAGGCACTAAGGCATAGATTAAACGATAACTATGCACCCCTGTAAGCCACATATAACATTGCGCTTGCACCTTGTACATCGTAGTTGGTTCGGCATTGAAGTATGTTTTTAAGTTCCATGAAGTCTTTATATCCTCAACACAATCGGTTAAAACAATGTCAGGACAACCACTTATGTAATCGTTGCTTAGTTGTTTGTTATAACGACTTCTAAAAGCACCGCCTAAAACGTCTTGAGCTAATTGCATTGACTCTTGCTCCATTTCCACACCTTTATCCATGTAGTCATTTTTGATAGATTCACGAAACCCATACGTATTATATAACCATAAATCTTCTACAAATGTCTTAGCTGTGTCGGATAGCTTGCCCGCTTCTTTGTCGGTCTTTAGTTTTGGTTCAGTTAGCAATGCACCTGCACCGCTACAACGTATAAGTATTTTATTTGTTCCCATTGATTAATTCTTTTTTTGATTCATAAATAGTTACCAAGTTATATTTACCTACCAAATCATAAACTTGTAATAGTTCATCTTCGGTTTTGCATTGTAGTATATGCTTTGTAACTCTTTCTTTCTCTTTGGTGTTGTGGGTTTCTTCGGCTGATTCAGTATTAACCGATATTTCTCTAAATTCATCTTTGCCATAAATATCGCTAGCAATTCCAATATCGGCAGCGCATTTCTTTAGTGCATCGGTAGCAGCAGCCTTGTAGTCATTACCTAAGTTCAATGGGTCTTGTGTGCCACGTTTATACATGATTTCTTTGCATCCAAATTGCGTCTTAACAATAGCACGACCATTAACACGACAAGTTAATTTGCCTTTTACAATTACTTGATTTGCTTGTACTGATTCACTCAATACTTCAAAATCCCAGTCCCAACCAAACATAAGATTTAATACTTTGCGGATATAACCACCGCTTACATAAGTCCAAGCGCCACCGCCTTTGGCAGGTCTAGTTCTAACAAACTTATCAGGTGTGCGTTTCATTAATAATGCTAGTTGATTAGCATTGAGCGAATTATCTTGTACTAATGATAATTCTTTTGGTTCAATTTTTACTACTTCTTTGTTCATTGTATATTTAGTTTAAGTTTAAAAAGTTTGGCGTTTATTAAGGAGTATTTCGCCACCCACTCACTGTTTTAATTACTTATCCAAATGCGCAAATAAACATTGTTCTTCTTCAGTGTCAAGTTCCTTATCTAAGAATACTTTGTCGAATACCATAGTATGATGCTCAATAGTAGCCTCGTCAAATGCGAAGTCGCAAAAGGTTTCAAATCTATGCTTGTCGATGTGTTCATCCATGTTACTCATTCGGCTACATGATGCGAAGTAAAATAGCAATTCCCAAGATATTGCGTTCGTGTATTCATTCTCGTTTAAGAATACCGATAAGTTGATAAAATTTTCTTTGTTCATTGTTATTTGTTTTAATTGTTTAAGCAAATGTATAAACACTTATTTGAATAAACTAATTTATTTTAAAGTTTTTTTTATTTGATTATAAGTTATTTGTTCGCCTTTGATATTCCATACTAAAATAGAGCCTTTTACCACCGCTTTGATTAACTTAAATTCATCTTTAGGCATCAAGTAATATGGCTTCTTAAATTCATATTCTTTATTTTTAACTCGTATTGTAATCATTTGAATATCAATTGATTATAAGTATTAGTTGGTTCTAGCGAGTAGTTAGTGGCAATGCTGACCGAACACCCGACCAACTGCCAAATCATAATATTTTACCTCTTTTTCAATTCCAATAAAAGAACGGTTCAACTCTTTTGCTCCTAAACAAGTTGTACCTACTCCCATTGTATTATCCAAAACAAGTTCGCCCTCATTTGAATAAGTTTGTATCAAATATTTCATCAACTCCAACGGTTTTTGAGTTGGGTGCATATTGTTTGCCTTATTTGAGCAATTAGGGTAATCTTCTAAAATATTTACGGGGTAATAATTATCGGAATATTTGAAAAATTCTGGCTGAATGAATTTACTCATTGTTTCAATTTGCTTTTTACTACCACCTTTTTTTCGCATTTTACCTTTTCTCATTTGTGGATAGTAATTAACCTTTTCACCATTTTTAGTAAAAACTAAAATATCTTCTTCTATTTGCAACGGCATAAATTTAGCATTTGCAAAACTTCCGCTTTGTTTTTTGTTCCATATCCATTTATGCTTATACCCTTTTAAATTAGAAATTATCAGTTTACTTGTGAATGGCTCTCTTGCTGTTAATACTATCGCACCTCCATCAACTATAATTCTTTTATATTCATTCCATAAAGCATCCATTGGGATAATACAATCCCATTTGGCTTCTGTCGTCCCATAAGGCAAATCAGCCAAAATAAGTTGAACCGATTTATCAGGAATAAGAGGTAAAATATCCATACAATCAGCATTGAACAAAGCACTGCCACTAACATCGGCTATATGCAATAGCGGGTTCGGTGCGTTCTTCAACATTTGTTCTACTATCATAATTTATCTGTTATTTAAAGTTTTGTGTTTCAAATCCGCTACTGCACATAGCCGTAGCCGTTAGCTATTCCACTCCGCTAATTTCTTATTTACATCAGTTAATGTCTTTGGGTCGCACGTTTCACGCTCTAACAAATTGCTTAATGTCAAACGATGCACACCTAAGTATTCAGCAGTTGCGGTTTTAGTTAATTTTGCCTTTACTAACTTGCGAAGTGCTTGTTTAGTTTCTTTTGGGATTCTTATTGATTTTTCTGCCATGCCACAAAGATATGTATAAACTTTTGTATATGCAAATAAAAATAAAAAAACCCGCAAAGTAGACACTAAGCAGGGTAAATTAAACTAAATATGAATAAAAGAGTTATATCGGTAATAATATTTTAAAATCAAATCCTCTTGTTTGTCTTTTGTTTTTAATTGCTAAATAAACTGAAGATACTGATAAATTCAAATCTCTTGAGGCTTCAGACATAGAACCATAAGTTTTACCATTTGTGACACAATAAACTGGTTTGCTTCTATTATGGTCAATCCCAAATTTGCCTTTATAATGTAAAGGCTTATATGTTTTTAACCCAATATCATACATGTGTTTCATATTTTGGCTTCTTGTACACCATTCTAAATTTTCAATGGCATTATTTAATTTATCGCCATCTATATGATTTACTTGTTCAAGGTTTAAAGGGTTGTCTATAAAATTTATAGCTAATAATCTGTGTATAAATAATCCTTTGTATTTATTATCTTTTTTTAATACAACGCACATATAACCAGAATTAGATTTTCTAACTTTCATTATTTTTTTAATTCTACTTGAATATATGCTACCATTTTCATCTATTTTATACAAACCTTCAAACCCTTTTAAATCTTTCATTTTAATATAATTTTATTAATGCAAATATAGTTAAAAATGCTTAATAATACAATTATATTTATATTGGTAACCCATACTCAAAGTGCATAAAATCATACCCCTTTAGCCTACCAAGTGAAGCAAAGCCATGTTTTTCAAATATATCTATCATTGGCTTATATTCAGGTCTTGCAAAACGAGCTGTTGCCGATGTTTCTTTTAAAGTGTTTCTATTTGCATCCAAATCAATAGCAGTACCCCAACTATGCGAACTTAATTTAGTTCGTGAACCTCGCATTAATCGGTAATTGAAACAACCGCCAAAGTCTGTAATTTCTAATTGATTTAACTTAGCTTCGCCATAATGTGCAAGTAAGTCATTAAACACATTTAGAAACGCATTAGCGACCTTTTTATGACACCGCATACGTTTTACTGGCTGCTTATCGAAATACATTGTATAAGGCAAATCTATCGTAACTAAATACGTTCCTTGTGGATTAGCTTCGCCAAAGTATTTGACCATTTCGGCTTGTGAAAATATTTTAGGTTTTATCATTCTAATTCAGATAAAAAGATTATAAATTGGTTATTGTTATGCAAGTTTTTAAGTTCGACTTTTAAATAGCCTTTGTAGTCGAATACTCTAAGCACTCGGTGTGACATACCATTGTAATTTATTAGCTTACCTGCGATTATTGTGGTCATAAATTATATTTTTACAAATTTACTTAATACACTTGCAATTCTAGCTATAAACCTCGCTATCTTACCGCCTTTTGTAGTTGGTTTAGTTGCGGTGTATTCGTCTAAGGCTACTTGTAACGCTTTGATAATAAACTCTTTTTTATTAGGTGCATCGTTTAGTATCGAATGCGACCATGCGTTATTGAAATAGTTTTTATCTTGTGGGAGTTGGTTAAGGATATGCTTAATATCATCATCCGTTTTGAGTTGCATGTATGTCATATTATTTAGTTTTTAGTCACACAAATCTAATACGAATATTTTATATTACAAAAAAAACCTAACATTTAAGTTAGGTTGTGACTGATACACATAGTGAATCTAAACGTCATTTTAATATACTGCAAAGATAGTATATATTTGCCCAATGAATAAGCCTGCTAGAATATTTAATGGTAATGTCAATATAAACACAACTAACTTTATGAACGTTGATAAAATAATAACAGAAGAACAATATTTACTAGCACTTGCTGAAAAAATCCGCATTGAGAAATACCTAGAACACTTGACAGCTATAACTCGTGCGTACAATTACCAAAACTATAACTCGCCAAATGTGGGTAAAAAAGTATAGATTTGGCAACTTATAAATTCCGAAGTATAGTTCGTATTTGTTGCCAAATATGGATAAATATCCTAATAAATACCCTAAACCCTTATTATAGTTCGTATTTAATATCGTTATTTTATACCCTATCACACACGTAAGATAAAATTAGCCTATTTCGTACCCAATAGCATATAAAATAGCTAAATATTATCGCCTTATATTTAATTGCATATAAAAAAAGCTCCCAAAAGGAGCAGGTCTATACTAAATATAATATAGAGTTGTCAAGTGCAAATATAAAACAACTATTCTAAATTAACCAATAATTCATCAATGTCAGCAACACATTCATAAATTAAATCCGTTGTATCATCCTTTAAACAACGTTTAATTCGTTCTTTAATAGTGTGTAGTCGTGGCAATAAATCCATTGCGGATAGCATTAGGATAGCTTCCTTTTCATCGCATTCGATTTGTACTTTCATATTTACAAGGTTTAAATATTATTTGATAAATCCCCATCACCAACGCCCCAAACATTGCACAATATAATACCATAAGCGTGATACCCATGTACGAATAATCTCGTAACTTACTATCGAAAGTATTAGTTCCCATAGTTTCATAGTTTAGACTTTGTTTCAGATGGTGTTTTTGTTCTAAATCTATCTTGTTGAGTTTCATAATACCAAATATGGATAAGCGGAAAATTCCTAACTATATTATCTTCAAATAATAAAGCTAAAGTATTGCCTTCTAAAAAATGGCTTAAAACTCCCTCATAATAAATTGGAGTTGTTGTGTCTTTTAATTTAATTTTTACATTCATTTTATTTTGTTTTAATTATTATTTTAGTTTTATTTCTTTGCCTTTTTGTGTTAAAATTACTTTGTCCCCTTTGCGTTCGATAAGTTTCAAATCTTCCAACCGAAATATCGTTGCCCAACTAATGTTTTTATCCAGTATGTAGCACCTACCTTCTAACCCACTTTCGTAGTGACATACAACCTTTGCTTGCAGTTGCTTGATTAATTCGGTTTGGACTTTGCTTAGTTTCATGGTAAGGTTATAGGTTTACTTTTTATCTTATTTTGTCAGTCTATACGCTTAGAATAAATGCGTAATTCTGCAACACTGACCATGTAATTTATGATGAAGGAATGCCTCGATAGCTTTTGGGGAATGGATAAATCCGTTTTTCGCATGCCATGAATCCGCCCCACTCGGGCTTCTCAACGATTCGACACAAACACCCATATAATCCTTTGCAACCTTATGATGCACATGATGAGTATATATGTACTTATGTTTGCATGCACTCCAACTATCCGCCTCGTGTGCCATTAACATAGGCAAATCAGCTACTTTAGCGCCATCGCCATGACAAGTGCTAATTAAATTATTAAAGTAGGTAAAGTATTTACGATGCCTCATATCAACGTTGAAAGTTATGTTTTTGCATTTCGCAAATTGAGCCTCAATAGTTTGACATAAAAAAAACCCATGTACATAGTCATGATTTGAAGGGTTATAAACGAACTCAACATCAGCGACACCGAGTAAAATAGTTAGTATATCAACATACAATTTACGTGCAGTTCGGTAATTATCATACCACATCGAATCCGTATCTTGCTTAGTTCCGCTTGTTGTTTCATTACGTGGACTATCAACGTGCAATATATCGTTTCCTGCCACAAAAAGTATCTTATCTATGTTATACCCTTGACACTTCTGTAATATGCCTCTAATACCCTCTAAAACACGTTGTACCGCTATCTGACTATTGTAATCTTCTCCGGTTTCAAATGATGAGCAAAGTTTACCAATATGAATGTCTGCAGGGTCAACAACAAGCAAATAACTATCTTTATTTTCTATTCTTTTTGGAGCGGTAATTACCACCGCTTCTTTTCGTATATCTTCTAATATTAAATCCTTGAGTGTTTCAAATTCTTTTAGTTGCGGTTCTTGATAGTTAGGATTTTTTATAAACAAAGAAGCACCATTGTCTTTCATCCAAAGGTGCTTTACATCTCTATTCTCAATGTCTAATCTATCAGTAGCTTCATAAACTCCTTGATAATCACTTTCTATTCTATGCTTATTTCGGTCAATGTACTTACGAAAAGCGTGTACTTTCTTATTCTTATTTCTTGAATCGGTGGTGTTAAGCAGTTTAGCAACTATTTCAGTTGAGGATAAGCCTTCTCCTAAAAGTTGTTTTATTTGAACGTAATAATCCCTAAAGTTATATTGCATGGTTATAATTTACATTTACCTACAATATAGGTTCTATTTTTTCTTTTCCGTAATTTTTATATTCAGGATTAAACCAATTGATAATAATAGGCAAATTGGCAATTAACCCAGCCGTTAATAGTTTCTTTGCTAGTTCAATATCCATTGTAAACAAGTCGTGACCTGCTGATAATTCAGTTAACCACATAGTTAGTACAATAGATGCAAATCCTTTAATAAACGTGCCTAATGGCGTTGCAAGTAATTTTTTCATAGTAAAATATAATTAATAATTAATGATACGATTTCGAGTACAAATAGAATCAAACCCCAACGGAATATCCATAACACATTGTAAAACGTAGGTTTGTGAATCTTGCAATATCTGTATAGAATTTTCCAATTCTTCATTGACTTCTTTTTGTTTTTCATTACATACCTTTTCAAGTGAATCGATTATATTTGTTTGTATGTTTACATTAGGCAGTTTGTTCATCTGACTTTTTTCCAATTCGTAATCAGTAAACATTAAGAAAAATGCTGTGACAAATATTGAGATTATATGTATAATAGTTACTTTCATTTCTTTGGCAATATTTGTTTGATTGACAATTTAATTCTATTAGC